ATAATATCACCTCTTTTAATAGCATTCTTTTTCTTAGAAGATATTAATTCTTTGTTTGTAAAAACATATTTTATTTCTTCTTCTCTTGTCATTTCTTTACTATTTTTTGGTCTATTACTTGCTTCTGTTTTTCAGCTTTAATTTTATCTATAAATGCTTTCTTTTCTTCTTCTGTAAAGTCTTTTAGTATCGTTTTCATAATCCCAATGTTAATTTAAATTCATCTATTAACTTTCTACTTTCTTCTGGAGTGTAAATATTTGCTAATGTATTAATGTATAATTGCAAAGTTTCAATCTTAGCTTTCATTATAATTTGCATAACCGGCAAGTGATTATAAGAAGCCACTAAAGACTCATTATTATCAATTAATCCAAATGCACTAGAAAAACTATTCATCGTGTTGTTAGCATCTGTTTGAATACTGTTTTGAACGTAGTCTAACATCGCTTTTTCTTTATTCTCGAAAGTGCTTGCTCCATTACTAAAATAATTAATAATGTCCTTATTCATGTCAAACGCATTTAAACATGTTAAAGCATCATTAGAAAATTGCTCATCTAAAAATAACCGTTTCATGTCGCTAACTAAATGTTGAGCCTTAATGTTTGCGTTAGTTATAAGTAATGATTTTTTAGATACTTTAGAAAATATATCATTACGGTCACCATCTTGTATCTGAGCCTCGTTACCATCGCCTTGTGAAGCCATCAAATACTTTTGAGACATCTTAAGATTCACATTCTTAGACAGTAAATTTTCTTCTATGTTTTGAATGGTTTTTGACAATCCTTTTAATCTACTAGGAGAACTCATTAATGAATTTTTAGTTAATCCATTAGCAAGGTCGTAAGTAGGTATTATATCTTTAATAGATATATCAAAAGACTGTCCTTCTAAAATATACTTAATTTTTCTATCTCCGTATGCTTTTAATTCTGCTTTAGTATAAATAAAAGATTTTACCTTGTGAGTATCGTTTAAATCTACTTCACTAGGTAAAAGATTATAAATAGCTTTTGTAATAGCTCCAGCATCAACTTTATATGTTAAATTAGTTCCGTTAGCCGATAAGAACCACATTTGTTGGAATAAGAAGTCTTCTTGTGATTGAAAGTAATTAGGTTGTTTAAACAGTTTTATAATAGGACTGTTTTCAATTGGCTTACCTGCTGAATTAAGGTGAGTGATTTTCATTTGAGAATAAATCTTTGACCTTAAGGCAATAATAGCAAGCAATACAGGATTATTTAAAGATAAGTCTAAGTACTTATCAGAGTTTACAAAACCATCTTGGTCTAAAAAAGAATAGGTAAAAGTGCCATTGCGGTCTCTCTCCACATTAACGCTATTACCTTTCCAAAAATCAAATAATCCCATAAATACGATGTTATCACAACATTGTTAATAAAAGCAAATATAATAAAAAAATATTAACTTAGACGAAAAACTTTTGTATACCAAGAAATAACGTATTTCATTGCGTCTAAAATATGATCGTCTCCGTTTTCTTCTGGAACATCCATTTGAATACCTTGCCATATTTTCCATGAATATTGCTCGTATTCGTTTTCTATGTTAACAGATTCTTTAGTATAGTGTATTTTGCTCTTTTGCATCGTTTCAATGCCCGAACTTATCGAACCTGCACCTTTCTTAGCAAATATGATATTATACCCTGCATTTCGTAATTTAATCCCTTCGCTCTTGTTTATTTCGTTACCACTATCGCAAATGATTTCAATATGTTTCTCTATTCCTAAACGTTCAAACTCTTCAGATAGACTGCCTGTCATTTCATTCATTGGCTTATATAACTCTTCTTTAAAGAAATAGTTTTCATCTCCATCATACTTCATACAAGTTAATGCAGTTTTAGCTGATAGACCAAAATCCAATCCCCTGTAAATTTGATAAGGTAATTTATAGAAATCTGAATCGGTTAATGTTTTCCATCCTTTAAAAATCCTATTTGGCTTTTCTGACTTCTCTCCTTTACCATAAACAAGCCAATGATACAAAGATGCACTATTAACGCTTTCATTATAAATACAACGCTTAATTTCGTTTATTTGTCTTTTAGTTAAGTCTTTTATGTTTATTTCAAAATCATAGATTAAACACTCTTTTACTGTCATTAAATCGTTTAAAACAACTTCACATTGTTCTATAGGTTGATACGATTGTATTTGAATTTTGCTTTCAAGTGGGCAAAAAGGGTTATCCATAAACGTACTAAACAAAGTAATAGTATTATCTTTTCGTTTCTCGTCATTTACCCAGTGAGATTGTTTAGGATTCCAATCGAATAAAATATATTTAGAAGTCCTTTGTGATAGTTGTTTGTAAACCTCATGAGAAAACTTATACGGTTCATTTATCCAACAAATATCTTGTGTCATACCCATTGCATCATCTTCATCATCTAACCCCGTAAAACGAATAAATGAGTTATTATGTAAAAAAGTCCAAGTATGATTTGTTTTGTTTCTTAAAAAGTATTTAGTTAAATTCTCTGATTTAATAAATATATCAAACTGCTGTACTGTTATTTCTTTTTTTTCTAATTGCTTTTTTCTGCCCATTGGGTCTGATAGCCATTTAACCCAATCAATTTCTACAATTTCCCTACATGACTTTTGAGTATCACGTAAAATAGTACAGGTTGTTAATGGATTTTCAAATAAATCTAAAAATAATACTTGAAAGTTGCTCCAAGTTTTAGAGCTCCTAGAACTTCCCTCCTCTACAATTAGCTTATAATCTCCTGATTGGGAAGCTTTCCAAATATCCCGAAATACTTTAGTAGCTAAAAAATCTATATTATTCGTCATCGTTGTTCTCGATTATACGAACGTTTATCGCAGAAGGTGTTGATTGTATTTTTTCGCCGTCACTTGTAACATCTAATTTATCACCGTATTTTTTAGGCTTTAATTTTCCTAACTCCCATTTTTTAGCATCAATTTTTAACCTTTGAAGTTGAACCCAACCAGTATCTATTTTACCTGTTTCAGGGTCTCTCTGTGGTTCTTCCATATAATCAGACTCTATACTTTCGAACTTTAATTCAGTTCTTAAATCAATTGCGTACGCGTATTGCTTCGCTTTTTCTTCATCTTCATTTATCCACTCAAAGAAAGTATTTTGATTAGGCATATCTTCACGCCTTAAAATAGACCTTAAAGAAGCACCTTCTTCAATTTCTGAAAGTATCAATGGAAATATTTTATCTTTATCGTAAGCCATAATTTTCATTTACACAAATATACAAAAAAACCCTCAATTACTACAAAATAGTTATCGAGGGTAAAAAATTAATTATGAAGTTCAAATATACATAAATAAAATTAAAATCCTAATTGTTTTATTGCTGTTTGTGTTAGTTGTAAATCGTATTTTACTAAATCCTCAATTTTGTCATTACTATCGTATTTTACACTATAAATCATTAGTCCAATGTCTGTTCTAACCGCATCCATTTCTTCGTCGTAAACGCATCCCTCAAACAAACATCTTTCTTTTGCTTGTTGGTATTTCTGTTCTTCTTCAAAATACATTTCTCTATCGTATTCCGTTAGATTGTCATTAACTAAAACATTCCCATCTTCACTACAAGGAACAAACATCCATAATTCTAAAGGTTTTTTTAGGAAATTGGCGTAGTTAATAATATTTGATGAAGACATACTTTCATCTTGTAAGACATAATTAACCATTGATATCAGATTTTTCATTTCAAATCGTATTTTATAGGTTTCACATCAATATGCCTTTTAACCAACTCTAATGCTTTTTTTATAGAGTTTTTCATTTCGTCTTGAATACGGTTTTGTTTTTCTGGCGGGTTTCGTTTATTTACTGGCATGTTGCTTTTTTTATTAGTTCTTCTAATTCATTTCTATCTTCTATTTTCATAGTGCAGAAATTATTTAATTTAATAAGCATTTCCAACATTTCTGGAGCGCATGAAATTAGTTTTGCGTTGGCTTCTGCTTCTTGTTTTTCACGTCTATTTACTTCTATTAAACTTTTAGTAACCAAATAAGGTATTCTAGCTATTTTATAATGACCGCCTACAATAGTTCCGACAATGTTAAAAGCGTCTTTTGATTCAGAATATTTAATTTCCCACTCTCCTTTTGTTCCTTTAAATTTGCTCATAATTCAATAATTTTCGTTAATAACAATTTGATTAATTTGATCTATAATTTCATCTTTAAGCATCCAAGATATATCTACACCGTTAGTTTCAATAGTCCAATGAATCCACCCACCTTTATATCCTGTTTCAATTTCTGCTTTTTGAAATTCTCCTTTTACTTCAAGTTCTAAACCTTCGTATTTAATGTTATGTGTTGCTTCCATAGTTAATAAATTGGCGGTTGTGGTTTAATTATTGGTTGGTAGTGAGAATAATGGATTAATTGGGATTTTTCATTAAAGTCACGGCATAAACTTGCCCTTGAATGATTATTGTTTCCTCTTAAAATAACTTCATAATAACCATATTTAGGCAAATCATCTTTACTTTCAATTTTAATCCAACCGTTGTTGCTTTCTATTCCTTGAAGGAATTTTAACCGCCACTTACCTTGGCTTTTTTCAATATCTTCTTTTTCAAATAATATTGTTTCTACACTTGCAAAATTATTCCAATTACTAGACCAACCATTTTCATCAATATAATCTTTTAATTGCGGGTAATATTTACCATAAGCCTCTTGTATTTTTTCTTGTTTAGTCATTTTCTTTAAAATATTTATGCCAAAAAGCAATTAATGATTCAGGTGCGTTTTCAATTGTAAAAGGCGTGTTATCTAATTCTCTACCTTCATTTAGTTTAGATAGTATTTTTGCGTACTCTCTAAGCTCATCTATTTTGCTTGGGTGACATTGTATCGAATACGCTTTATTTTCGTTCTTTGGGCGTCCTGCTCCTTCTCGTTTACCTCCTCTAGTTTTTTTCATATATTAAATATTCATTATGTTTTTCTTCTTTAATAAAATTTAAATATTCATTAGAATTATAAAATTTATAAAGTATATCATCTTTTAAATTAAATATAAAAATGAAATCATTTATACATCTCACTCTTAAATTATGCGTTCTTCTTTTATCCTTATTTACAAAATAAAAATCTTGTGCGTGACCATCACTTTGGCATTTTATAGGGTATAAATAACTATCGTATTCCTGTAAAGAAATAGCTCCAGATGATATTACTGCATTTTTTAATGTTGTCATAATTATAAATTTTAATAGCTTACTAGTTGTAAGCTATGTTGTAAATTTCACTAACTTCTACTTTATTATATCTTTCAGCTATTACAGTCCATAAAGCCAATTCTTTACTGTCTCCCATTTTTACTAGAGAATTAAATAAACTTTCTTCTTTAGTATTAAATCCGTTTACTAAATTGTTTAATTGAGCTTCTGTAGTTTCATTTGCTAATGTGTAGATTTCTTGAGTTGTCATAATATTTGTTTTTGTTGTTGTTATCTGAGTACAAATATATAACCTTTATTTAGATAAACAATACTTTTTATCAATTTTAACATTTACCCGTGATTTAATCTAAATAGAACATCTTGCAGTTCTTTAGCTTTTTCATAATCTTTATTCTTAAACGCTTCTCGGATTTGTTCTGGTAATTGGCTTGGTTTATTCGCTATTGCATTGTATTTGTCGCAATTGGTTTTACCTTGTGTTTTACAGTATAGCTGGCAGTGTTTGCAGTTAGTATTTTTCATGTTGTTTTTATTTATTTAATGGTTTGTTTTCACGCCCTATTATATAGGGGCGTGTAAACCTATACTCATTTACACATTAACTGGTTTATATTTAATTAAACCTATTAAACTGGTAATATTTTAACTATTTTATTATCATATTGTCATTGAAATGTTAATTTTATCGGTTTAAGCAATTTATAAACCGTAAACCTTTAACACATTTTTCTTACAAACGTTAAAATTACATCGGTTTACTAATTATTTTTGATTTTAAACCGTAAACCGTATTTGTGAAGTTTTCTTACAAAAACGGGTGTAAAAAATAATTTGTTTTAGGACCGTCATTTACAACCCAATTTTTTTCTCTACAATATTTTACCAAATCTTTCAAGTTATTTACTCCAATAGATCCAAATTTTTCAATATGAATCTCTCTAATTCTTTCCATTAAAATAGTATATCCTATTCCGTTTGTTGAATATGGACCTATAAAAATACTAGTAAGAATACCGTATCTTTCGATATCGTTTAATTGCTTTTGAATCTTTCGGCCTGCTTTTGGCTCTTCATAAGTATTTTCCATAATAACAGGATTTCCGTCTATAATTTCAAAACTCCAGTTATCTGGTTTTCGGTTACGTGTGGCTAATGTTTCAACTAATTTTATACTTTCATTTTCTTTTGATGATGAAATTTGTATAACGGTTTCGCTTTTATTAGTTAGAATAGTACCTAAATGACCACGCATTTTATCTGATTGGCTTGGGTTTTGGTGTAATACGTTTACAATATGTAAGTCTTTTTCAGTGGCCCATTTGCGCAAATCATCTACCATATTTGCCGATTCTCTAATATCATTTGTATCATATATTAAATCTGCTATTCCATCAATAATAACAACTCCAACTCCTTCAAGATTATAAATCAAAGTTTCAACGCTATTACGTCTGTTTTCAGTACTCAAAGCATCAAAGTTAAACATATATACATTTTCTATCTTTTCGTCCGTAATAACTCGTTTAATACGTTGTAATATTAAAGATATGTGATACTTGCTCTGCTCGGTATCAATATAAATTATTTTATCTTTTCCTTTTGGTAAATATGAAGATAAAACTCCTTGAAATTCTCCTTTATGCAGTATCGATTCGTTAATAAGTGTCATGAGGAATGTTTTTCCTACCTTGGCTTTTCCAGTAACGCATGATATATTTTGTCTAGACATTACCATTTGTTCGTTAAAAAATAAAACTGCGTCAGGCTTTGGAACATCTTCACTTGGAAGAACTCTATACTGCAATAATTCAGTTAAAGATAATTTTGTTTTTACTGGTTCCTTTCCAATTTCTATTTGTTCAAACATAAAATACTTTGATTTACGGAGTTAGTAAAATGTGCAGTTACATTGTCGATATCCCACATATCGGCTACCTCTAAAAACTCCGTAATTGATATTTCTGGGAATATTTTTTTATTACGGTCCAATACTTTATGAACGTCCGTCATATTTCCATTTAAATACGGATCTGTTATACCTTTAGATTTAAAATAATTTGATATTTCAGTTGTATTTAATTGATTTTTTAAATTATTTAAATGAAATCCAATAGGGGCAGATAATTCTTTATTTAGTTGCTTATTTGCAAAGTCATTGTCTTGGTACTGTCTAATAAAATCAGTCAGTACCAAAGCATATAATTTAGCAAATAAAATGTTGTCCTGTACATTTTCCTTTGCATTGTTGTTTAAATCTAAAATCACTTTATTTAATGCTATTTGGTCCGTAACGTTTGGTTTGTGTCCTTTCGATATTGTGTAGATTAATCTTTCTACTGATTGTTGTATAGTCATAGTTTTGATATTAAATAAATTTCTGATACTTTCCAATTACTTTTTTGGAGCCTTACATAAAGAGTGTTCCTTGAAATACCTATTAATTTTGATACATCCTCTTGAGTTTTTGTTTGAAGTAATAATTTTACTTTTGTAGTTGTTTTGTTCATAATTGCACAAAATTAGTGAATAAAAAACCCGTGCTTTACGGGTTTGTCAAATATACAATATGTTTATTAATTTCTGTTTGGAATTGTTCTAAATTACTAAAAATAAAATATATTCCTCCAAGTTTTTCGACTCGTATTTGTATTTTTTTTTGTTCTGGAGATTGTATTCCTGTAGCTGTTTTGCATTCAGGCATAATGCAACGGCCCATAACTCCGTGAATTATTAAATCTGATATCCCGTTAACCATTCCCATCTTACGCAATAAATCTAACGCTCTAGCCCTTTCTTTTGCTGGCATATCAATAGGTATTCCATTTGGTACACTATGAATTATTAATTGTGGCTTATGATGTTCTAAACAATATGTATTGTTAAACCAATCAAAACACTTTTGCTGTATTCTACTTTCTGGAGTAATAATCATCTAATTTACTTTTTATCTTGTTAATAATATAAGCCTTTGTTCTTAATTTTGTTCCTTCTAATGTGCTACCTTGAATAGATGCATAAGGTTCTTTTATTATGGACCTCATTGAAATTTCAAATTTACCATTTTTTTCGGCTTTTTTGTAAGTTCCAAATGTAACCTCATGCCTTATAAATAAATCTAAAATTTGATTTTGTAAAATAACCCATGCAAAACTTTTATCACGGCCAATCTTTTGCACATATTGAACTATTTTATTTCCATTTGGTTTTGGTATTTCATCAATTAATTGGGCCACTTCATCACTAATAATAATTTCTTTTTTTATATCAATATAAACAAATCCGCATTCTGGACATTCTAGTAGATTTTTAGCGTGAATCATTCCGCATGATGTGCATTGTTTTGTTTGGTCCAACGCTTCTTTTTTTGGCTTTGGTTTTTCATCGGATCCATAGAATATAGATTCCCAATCTACCTCATCGGACCATTTGCCAAACTCATCAGTATTACCTCCTCCGTCTATTACTCCAAAGAATGGTTTATAAATATCATCACATTTTCTGCCTCCTCGGCCAATCATTTGGTGGTACTTTGAAAGAGACAAAGTTGATAAATTTAACATTACCCACTCAATAGTTGGCTCGTCAAATCCAGTTGTAAAAACTCCACAATTTAATAAAATAGCGTTTGGTGTTTTTTTGAACCACTCTATAACTGGTTTACGTTCTGATTTTTTACAATTAACACTATCAAACATTTTAACGTTATTATATCCTTTTTCTATAAATTGAGAATATAAGGCCATATTTATTTCTGTTGTAGGATTGAAAATTATAATCTTTTTATCAAATGCCAACTCTTCATAATTCTTTATGACATTAAATACGGTCCGGCCAAACGCTTCATTACTACTTTTCGTGTCAAAATCACCTGTTTTACTGTCTACTGTTAATGTGGTCCTATCAACTCCGCCAACTTTATAAACCATGTCACGCACCAATCTTCCGTCCATAATTAATTCAGAAATAGATTTTCCAAGTATTATATTTTCGTAAATTTCTGAAAGCGTAAATTTACGCGTATATTCATAAGTTTCATAATTACAGCATTCTGTAACAATATCATAATCTTTTTTACAAACAGAACATTTTGAAAAATTAATTTTCTTTAATACTGTCGGAGTTGCCGTAACTCCTAAAATTTTAGAATTAGGAAAATAATCAAATAATTCATGATGCATAAGCAAATGACATTCGTCAACAATTATAAGTCCTACATCTTTCAAAAAATCAATATCATTTTTTAATCTGTTTTTTAAAGTTTGGACCATTCCAACATAAACATTACTATGATGTTGCAATTTCTTTTTTGAAGCTACTACACTTTCACAAGTAACTCCAATAGTTCTAAGTGTAGTTAATGTTTGGTTTATAAGTTCTTCACGGTGGGCTAATACTAAAACACGTCCACTATATTTTTTTATAAATCTTTGTGCTATAAATGAAAAGCATGCGGTTTTACCTCCTCCAGTTGCTAAGCAAAATAGTTGTCTATTATGATTTTCAAATCCTGTTAAAATTTCTTGTATAGATTTTTCTTGGTCTGGGTATGGTTTCATATTTTATCTGCTATTGATATTATTGAGTAAGCTAGCTTCAAAGCATCTTCTTTGTTAAGCCATATAATATTGAAATTTTCATCGTTATTTGTGGTTATAGAAATTAACTCTTTGTCTTCATATATTTTTTCCAAAATTAATAAGTCTACATTTTTTTTATGAGTAGAACAATCTTTAAATGATTCCATGTATATAAAATAAAAAATGCCTTTATAAAATCAAATACCGTCCGACGGGTATTGTCATTTAAAAAGGCTAATGTTTTTAAGTTCTAATGTCGGACGAACTACTTAAACAAAGATAAACATAAAAACTACATAAACAAATATTCTAGTAAATAAAAAAAGCCAACTAATAATTAATATCAGTTGGCTTTTAAAATAGTAGTATGTATCGTATTTCTTTTAAAATTCGCTACTATTTATAAGTTTAGCTTGTTTATTTAATCATCTAAAAAATCTTTATTAAATATTTTATTTAAATTTCCTTCAGTCCATGTTTGGGTTAAGCATAAATTATATAAAACAACTCCTAATTCTCTTATGTCAAGAGCGTCTGGACATTCAATAGTTGTTTTTGTTTCTCCTGATTCAAATGTTATTTTCATTGTTATAATCTTTTAAATTCAATTCCTTTTTCAATTTTATTTCTCATTTCTACATTATGAAAACCATTAAGTTTTTCACATTCACTTATGCTATTATAAACAAATCCATCTGAAACACGTATTATTTTAACTGAATTTACAGCAATTCGATTCATTTTTCGTTTAACTACTTTTTCTTTTCCGTCTCTTAATTTCTCAAACTCTTTTATCTGTTCTGGAGTCCATTTACTTACCTGATAATTCCATAGTGAGTGCTGTGGAAATTTTCTAAGAGTTGGCATTACTTCTGCTTGCGTCATAATTAATCCTTTATAAAAGTTCCATTAACATTTTTACCTGTTCTATCTTTAATTTCGTTCCATGCTAAATTTGCACATTCGGTAAGATCTAAATTTAGATTTATACATATATCGTCTAGCCAATCAATACAGTCAGCAGTTTCATTTTCTGTACATAAATCTAATAATGCAAAAAGATTATATTGCAAATCATTGCGATTAATAGCTCCTTTTTCAAATTTAATATCTACAGCTATTTGATTACACAAAATAACCAAAACTACAAATATATCACCTATCCCGTCTTTTATTTCATCTGGTTTATTTTTTAATATTGCTCCAGCAGTTTCTCCGACTTCTTCCAATAATTTAAGCCTTTGTTTTGGTGCGTTTTCAGATTTCAATAAATCTTTATCGTTTGCCCATTCTAAAATAAGCAATTGTAATTCTTGTAATGTTTTCATAATGTGTTTATTTTTGATTCATAAATATGGAAAGTTTCTGTTGTTTTTAAAGGATAGTATTTTATCTGATTATTCTCTTTTAAAACACTTTTTTTTATTATTTCAACTCTCCAATAACCGTAATAATTAATTCCTCCTAAACATTTACTAGGCAATAAGCCTATATTGTGAATATGATTATATATTACTTTTTTACTCACTTTAAATTCTTGTGCAAGATCATCAACGTTTTTCATACTTCTAAAAAATCAATTTTTTTACCATTTTCTTGAATTTTGTTATAATCCATTTCTGTTTTACAACTTCTAATAATAGCCGAAGCTGTTGCTGTGTAAATAGATAAATCTTTTTTGCTTTCTTCATCTTTAGCAGTATTATATTTTTCAATTAAATCTTCTCTTAATTCTTTAATATTTTGCATAATCTTTTATTTTTAATTAATTGTCTTTTAATTTCTATCAACTCTGGTATTTTTCTTATATCAGAAGTGTTTAAAGTAGTTCCTCTTTTTAATTCTGAAATTACATAAGTATCGCTTATTTCACTTATATGCTTTGACATGCGTTTTAAAGACTCTTTAGCGTACTTTTTTTGTCTTTCCTTATACTTATTAGGATTTAATTTATAAAGCTCTTTACGCCTTAAATTTGTGCATTTATTACATACTCTCTGTAAGCCATCTGGAGCTCTTTTGTCTTTTCCAAATATCCCTATTTTATTGCAATTTTTACAAATTTTCATTTGCTTAAAATTTCAGCGATCATAATAACAAATTTTTCTATTGCGTTTCTCATAATATTTTTATTTAAATATTGTTTTGTATATAATGAAATCATTCATCCGTATTGGAAATTTTAAACGTGCTAAAGTGTGGTATTTCAATCCCTCAGCTTCACAACATTTTTTTAAGTTCCCGTAGGTTTCGACTCTATCTCCTTGAATAAATACTATTATGTTTTGTCTATTCATGTTAAGTGTTTAAAATAACCATTCCAACCGTATCCGCAATGTTATAACCCTGCTTATAAAGCTTCCTTACTAACTTTGCAGTTTTTTTATTTCTCCATGGAAGGAATGGATACATTTTTAAATGTTCAGACACTTTAAATTCGAAATCTTTTAAATCCACAATTCCATCCGCTTTTTGTCCGTATGTTTTCATAATTTTTGTTTTTATTTAGTTAATAATTAAATAGTTTAATTCAATCATAAATATAATTTTATTTAAAGCTAATGTTTGAGTATCACAATAATCAGTAGCTATTTTTAAATTTTTATTATTTTCTCTATATTTTTTTAGTTTTTGTTTTTCTAACTCTATATCTGCAATTAATTCTAACATTTTTTCGTCTTTTTTCATGTTTTTTTTATATTTCTAATAAATAGTAATTACCTTTTTTATGAACTGAGTAATCAAAATCATATCTTATTTTTTCCATTATATTAAAACAGCTTCTATAAGTTTGACACATAATCAATAATTTATTATCCTTTCTTTTTACAAGGCATTTAATTCCTATATTTTCAAGGATTAGCGACTCTATTTTATTTGTCGCTAATCCTTTTAAATTTTCGTATTTTACTACTTCCATTATACTAATTCAAATCTTGTATCTAAATTACTATTTTCGTGCTTGTCGATATTATCAGTTAAGAATGTTCTAATTAATTCATTTTTAGAATAACAATGTTGTGCTTTATTAGATACTTCTTTATATTTTAAAGTTTCTTTTTTTCCGTTTGTGAAGTTGAAAGTTGTCATAATGTTTGTTTTTTCTTTTAGCGTTATTGCCTATGCAAATATACGTCGGTTACTTGTATAAACAATACATTTAATAAAAAAACTTACGTTAATAGCTAAACTTTAACATTTTAAACGGTTTTACTGGGCTTGTTGTATAAAAAAACCGCCTAAATTAATAAGCGGTTTGGTTTTTAGGTTAAAATGGGAGATCTGATAATGGTTCTTCTGATACTTCTACAGTTTTGTTTTCATTGCTACCCTCAGCTTTAAATACCTTCCAAGCGTCCAATGTATTAAACCATCTTCTATTTT